AGGCTGTAGTTGTTAGCAGTTGTAGATATAACTCCAGTTGAGCTATTGTAGCTAATCAATCCAGTACCGCTGATCTTACCACGTACCTGGGCATCAGTAAGCTGTGTGTTCGTGTCAGTTGACGTAATAGTGACTGTACCGCCAGCAGAGTAACCAAGAGATACGTTAGTACCAGCAACAAGGTTTAGATCACCACCAGAACCAACTGTTGTTCTTTGTACATCATTGGTTTTTAAATTCCATGATCCGTAGTTGTCTGCGTTATTTGCAACGCCCGTAGCCGTTGAGTATCCCGCAGAGGCGTGGTTACCCCAGTTGTAAGCTGTATTCCAATTAGATACGTTAAGATTTGAAGCTGTGATATTTCCGTCAGAATCTACATCGCCATAAAATTTAGCGTCTTGGTTCTTGTCAATATCAAAAGCTTTAGTTAAGGACGTACCATTATTTGTTTCTACTCTAAAATAACCAGTATCAGAGTTTGCATCATACATCCCAGCCCCAATTTTAACTAAATCATAGTTATTAGGAGTTGTATTATCATCAAAGTTTGAAAGTAATATGTATGACGTAAGATTATCTGTAGCATATTCTTGACCGTTTCTTGCACCTCTAATTCTAATTCCTGTATCAGAACCGCTGGAGGCACTGTTTTCTATATCAAGACCAATTCCATTATATTCTATATTGTGAACTCCATAGGTTTTTGTACCTGTAGATTGAGTTTGGAATTTTTCAACATCATTATAAAATAATTGTACACCAGCGTCTTTAGTTAATGTAATCCAACGCTCTCCAGTTGCGTAAACTTGGAAATACATATTATCGGCAGCGTTAAGATACATGTTGCCAGTTCCAGTGTCTGTTAGATAACTATTACTTCCATCGTGATAAATCTGTAGGTCTCCCGACCCTCCAAATAACGCTTTTTTACCATCAGTCCAAATAGCGTCTTTTTGGAAATTTACATTAGTCTGAGAACCATCTAAGAACATGTAAGTAGCAGTACCACCAGAGCCATTATCCGATTGAAATACAATGTCTTTATCGTCTGCTAAGTTTCTTAAAATTAAATCTCCTACGTTGTTATCAAAGTAAGTATGCGTTCCTGAATGATATGCCTTAAGGTCAGCGCCACTACCAAGCCTTAACTCCACATTATCATTAAACTTAACGTTCCCTGTAATAGTTCCACCAGCTAAAGGAAGCTTTGTAGCAATACTATTCGTAATAGTAGTAGAGAAGTTTGCATCGTCTCCTAACGCAGCTGCAAGCTCATTAAGCGTGTTTAACGCACCTGGAGCAGAGTCAACAAGGTTTGATACCGCAGTCTGCACGAAAGCCGTTGTAGCGATCTGTGTGGTGTTTGTAGAGGATCCAGCAGTAGGTGCTGTTGGTGTACCAGTTAAAGCTGGAGAAGCTAATGGAGCGTATGTTGAAGCTGCACTTGAAGTAGTTAAATAACCAACCGATGCGTGATTGCCCCATCCATATGCTGTATTCCACTGTGAAGAACTACCATTAGATGCGGTACTAATGCTACCAGAAAAATATGCGTTTTTATTTTTATCTAACCTTAACACCATATTAGGTGAGTTAGCTCCCGCAGAATCTGTGTAAAACTCTAAATACCCATCCGCAGTATTTCCCGTAGTATCAGTACCGCCTTTTATTGCTGCTCTGGTAGTTTTATTATAAGTACCACTACCATAGTAATTATCAGTAAACGTAATTATAGAACCTTTTTGGTCTGTATCAGATTCCCAGTTGTTGTATAAATCCAAATGAGCGTCACTTGCAGAAATGCTGCCTTGAGTAACGTGTTGTGATTGTTTACTAATTGTAATCTTGCCAGTCGTTGTATCACCACCCACAACAAGATTACTAGCTACTGTAACTTGTGAGTTGTTTACCTCAAGTCTTTCACCACCACCAGTAACAACACGCCACTGGTCAGCAGCATGAAACTGCATATAAGTATTTGTGTCACCAGTATGAAAAATATAATCTGGAATACTAATGTTACCGTCTATGCGAATACCACCTGCAACAGTTCCACTTCTGTCTACACGATAAGCATATTCTTCTATGGCTTTATTGGTAGTACTTACATTGAAGTTTGGACCGTTTCCATTTGAGTTGTTATTACTTCTTACAGTTCCCTCTATAGTGAGTACGCTGTTAGCGTTTCCAAAAGTATCACTTGTATTACTTCTTAAAAATGCGCTACTATCAATACCATCAAGCAAGTTAGAGTCAGCTGCTTTAGCAGTAGCCCCCAGGTATAATCCAGCATGGTTTCCCCAACCATAAGCAGTCTGCCAGTTAGCAATGCGTGTTGAGTCTACATAGTTTGTAGCCTGATCGCTTGGGTATACTCGTCCGTCTAGGTAGAAGTTAGTATCGTTAGAGAAGATAAACTCTTTACGGTTTGACCAAGCTGTATCGTTGTTAGGGAACGCATAGATTGTAACACCACCTTCAGCACCTAGGAATACAGTTTCAGCGCCAAGGCTAATGTTGCTTTCAAGAACAGAATAAGTATCACCACCAGCAATAATAACAGCATCGTCATGACCTAGAGTAATACCACCGTTGAACGTGTTTCTTTTTAGGATTGTTTGACCATCCAAGTTGATGATTGCACCAGTGTCTGGCAAGAAGTCAATGACTGCTCCAGTACCCATAGTCATGGTAGACGTAAGTGTCATACCATTAGCCATCTGCGGGTTGTACACGTTTAGTGTTGTGTTGCTTGACCCTAAAGTAAGGGTTACCGATCCCTCTCCACGAATAGCACCGCTTTGTTCAAATAGAATATCCACGCTGTTTACACCGTCACCAATGTAAATATCGGAAGCTCCGTCTCCAAAAAGTACATTACCGACAGCATTGCTGATAACAAGATCATTACCACTTGTTTCTATCTTACCGGTGTTCTGACCAGAAGAATTCTGAAACTGAATGAATTGCGGTGTGCTTAACGCACTGACTAGTTTTATTGCCATATCTTATAATCTTGTTCCTCCGATTCGTTTTTTACCAGTATTAAATGAAGAGCGTACACTTTTCTGCACAGAATTACCTTTGAAGGCAACATTGCCAACTGGAGATGCTATGTCAAAAGCTACTCTAAAATCTTTCATTTTAAACCCTTCTTCTTGCATTGATCTATCATTTACCCATAAACCGAATGTCAAAAGATATCCTTTTGATTGAGGCTGTATTGTTACTTCTTTTGTTTCCCAATCACCTAGTGACGCACTAGTATGACGAGCGTGTTCAACAAAACCTATACCTAGGTTTCCTTCTGTGCTATTTGAAAACTGACTGCTATTAAAGTTTGTGTCACTAAAAGACTCCCCTTGACCAAAATCAACAACGCCATCAGAGTATCTACCACCCCTCCAAATCTCTAAACCATTTACTGGTTTTGCTATTAAAACTGGGTATCCATTACTTCCGATGCTGGCTGAATTACCATTATATCTTATAGGATTTACATATATTTCCGACTGAATTTTAACTGTCGTTCCCGCTGGGACAAATACTTTTTCAATGATTCCTTTAGCACTGTCGTATGCTATTAAAACATCCCAGTCAGACTCGCCAGACTTTTTAAGTCTATACATTCTGTATCGCTGCTCAAGTACTTCGTCACTTAAAAATCCGTGTTCAACAAACGTTACTATGTTTGTGCCTCCAGGTGCTTTCCAGGTATCTTCGTAACTGGTAGGAAAATGATAAAACTGATTAGCATAAATAGAACCAGTTTTAGTCGGGTCGTAATATGTAGCAGTCATGTCCCATTGATTTGGCAAGACCTTGCTGTTTAATATATTTAACGATCTAACGTCTGAATCCGCACCTAGGTATCTGTATTTATCTGCGTACCATTTTTCTAGTAATACACCATCTAGCGTAAGGTTTCCTAGTTGAAATGCTCTACCATTTTGTGTCTGAACATCAATATGTCTTATATGCTTTGAATACCCCTCTCTAACCTGGTTAACCTTAAATCCATAGTCTTCAGCCATACGACAAGTTATGTACTCAACAGCGCAGAAATCAGCGTATATAGACTCGGTTATATAATTATAAGCATTGCTAACCATTGATATAGTACCAGAATCTTTAGTAAAATATCCACTAGACCATCTCCAGTAACCGTTACCAGTTCCGCACAACACGTTATTTCTAGTAACGTTTCCATAAGGGTGACGAATACACAAGCCAGGATAACTATCTCCATCTCTTGTTTCGTTAGAACATAAGGAATAAGCTGTTATCGCACAGCCATCTACATAGTTTTCTCCATTTTGAGAAACACCATTGGATGTATGTATTGTTGTCTCGTCTGCGGCAGATCCATTTATTGTAGATATATATCTTCCGTTATATCCACCAATTGTCACACCAGCCCTATAATTAGTGGAATCGTTTGTATTATACCCTAAATTTTTAAACCTAACATATTTAATCTTAACACGTCTTGTGGAAGCAGCATTCCAACCGTTAGATGTCCAATACCTAACACAAAAGAATACACGAGCAGAATCTTGATCTCCATTAGGGACTTCAGCTCCATCAGTTTTACAAGCTTTAATAACTACGTCTCTTGTGATTCTTATAACAAGAGAACCTACATCAGATTTGTATTGTAGATTTCTATCTAAAGTAAGTGTATTACCACTAATAGCAGATATCGTGTATATAATATTGTGTCTCCAAACGTTGCTTTCGCTACCACTTACATAGTTATAAGTGCCATCATTAGTCATGGCTTCCACCATGATTTCATCTCCAACGTTTAAGTCAGAAGCGTTTCCTACCGTAACTTGATTAGTGGTGTTTATAGATGTTATTGCTGAACGAACTGTTGTAGCCAGTCTTCTTACAATCCTTCCGCTAGGGTGAAGTTTTTCCGTACCAGATACATATATTTTTTGACCATCAACTGTACCAGAAACAGCAGAAGCAAATGTCAAGGTATTACCATCTATACCGGTAACCACTTTTGAATTTATATTGGAGTTAGAGTTGCCAAAAACAACAGTATATCCGACTCTAAATAGTTTTCCATTGTCAACCGTTACGGTACTTCCAGATTTAGATATTACCGTTCCTTCTGGACCAACGAATTGCTTGAAGTATATTCTGTTGTTTGCTGTATCGGCATAATGCACATAAAGACATTCATCTGGAGATAACCTCCAATCTACTTCTCTTTCGTACAAGCTAATCATATCACCAGTAGCAAAATTAGCAACACTAGTAACAGATAGATATGGTGAATCAACCGGATGGTTTGAACTTAAATTTGTGTAATTAGTGGGTTCACTTCCTTGAAGATCTACACCACACCATCTGCGAGTAGTAATGTCTATACCGTGTTGATCTGAATTGCTTCCAGATATTTTTATCTCTGAACCTCCAGCCATGGAAAGTAAAGAACCAGAAGAAGTTGATCCTTCTACAAACTCTCCAGCATAGTTGTTGCCAGAATTACTTCTATTGTAGACCGTCATCCTACCATGAAGATGCATCTTACCGCCATCCGCAAAGTGTAAATTACCGTTTATCTCAACGTCTCCAGTTCTGGTAGATTGTATGTTTGTGCTTACCGTTACCTTATGACCGTGAGCAATGACAACTAAATCATCGGCAGCTGGAACTGAACCACCTACCCATGTTAATGTACTTGCCCAGTCTCCAGTTTGATTACTCGTTATTGTCGCCATCCTCTAAAATTTCATCGTTAAAAAACTCTTGGTATTGCGAAAGATCAATAGCAACCTCAAAGCTTAATTCTAAATCGTTATCTGTAATTTCGTTCTCGTTAATAACACAAGGCGCATCTTCATCATTTGTAAGCGTAAAGCTTCCAGTAGACTTGTTGTAAATTACAGTTAGTATCATTTGATGGAGTTTTGTGTTTTACAAAGATAACAAAAAAAGAGGGCTAAGATTGATTCCTAGCCCTCCTCGCTTATACCTTATTGGACTTTATTATAATCCCCCAGTAATATGTACGTGTATAGATTCTGCTGGTAAATCTTGAATAGTAATTAAATCCGTTCCAGAAGTTTGAATAATTTCCGCTAAAAGAGTATTACCACTGTTGTCTACAATAGTAACATGGAATGGGAATGTCAAACCGTGTGTAGAAAAAGGGATTTGTAATTCCCCACCACCGTGGCTATCTTCTACGTGGTAGTAACGACCAGCACGAGAAGTAACAGAGTTAATTTCACCGGTTGTTACCGTAACACCATCTAACTTGTTTATTTCCGCTGTACTTGCCGTAACACCGTCAAGGATGTTAATTTCCGCAGTGGTTACTGTAGCTCCATCTAACTTGTTAAGCTCACCAGTACTTGCTGTTAATCCGTCTAACTTATCAAACTCGGTAGTTGTAACTCCAGTGGCACGAAGATCTTTAGCATAGTTAAGATCAGCAACAACACCTGTAAACCCATCAAGTTTGTTGATTTCTGCGGTTGTAGATGTAACACCATCCATGATGTTAAGCTCTGTAGCAGTAGCGGTTACACCATCAAGAATATTAAGTTCAGAAGCGGTTGCTGTTACACCATCAAGTATGTTTAATTCAGCAGCAGTTGAAGTTACTGCTACCCCATCAATATTAAAGTTTGCTGTAATATCAATAGTAGCTACATCAAGATCACCTATTTTAACGTCTGCATGAGTACCGGCAAATACTTCCGAAGTGTTTGTTGCATCCGTAAGGAATACAAACTTACGAAGTGAGTCATCATAACCAAAGAAACCTAATTGTGCTTCTGTGCCAGTGTGATAATGGAATTCAATACCACGGTCTTTGTTGTCATCAGATGCTGGAGCTTCGTCCCCACCAAGAGTAAATACGGGATCATCAATGGTTACTGTAGTAGAGTTAACCGTAGTAGTTGTACCACCAACTGTAAGATCACCATCAATAATAAAGCTACCAGTTATTTGAACATCTGGAGTATCTGTTGAAGAGCCAATCTTAATTATATCGGTAGAATCTACATTCTGGGTATGTGTAGTATCTAACTCTGATAAACGTTGTACAAGGTTAGTTGAACTTACATCTGCATCTACTTGAGATGTAAACGACAAGTTACCGGAACCATCAGTAGTCAAAAACTGACCGTTAGATCCGTCTGTAACATTCAATCGTGCAATATCTACCGAGTTGTCAGCAATCTTGGCTGCCGTTACGGCATCTGTAGCGAGGTGTTCTGTATCAACTTGACCGTCTGCAATTTTAGCACTTGTTACCGCATCAGCAGCAATTTTTGCAGTACCTACAGCACCATCAGCTAGTTTACCAGAAGTAACTGCAAGGTTTGCAATATTGCCGGTAGCAACCGTAAGTGCATCTATTTTATCACCAGTAACAGCATCGTCAGCAATATGAGCAGTGTCAATAGACCCGTCTACATAGTGTTCGCTATCAATAGAGTCATCAGCAATCTTTGCTCCGGTTACGGCATCAGCACCAAGCTTTGCATTTGTTACAGCTCCAGTAGCAATCTTTGCAGAGGTAACTGCGCTTGAAGCAAGTTTAGCTGCGCTAACACCACCATCTTTAATAGTAAGCGTGTTACTTGAAAGCGTGATAGTAGTTTCATCAGCAGCAGCACCAACTAAAGTCCAGTCTGCACCATCATAAACCTTTAGCTTATCTAGTGTACTATCGTATACGAATTGCCCCTGTACTGGACTACTAATCGCTGTGATTTGAGTAGTTGATAAATTTTGAATCTGCGCGTTACGAAGTTCGTTCTTCGCAAGGTCCAAGTAAGATGATAGGGTTATACTAGTTGCGGATAACCCCGATACTATTTTTAATGCCATGATATATTTATTTTTTAAAAGTTAAATCAATTAAAGTATGCTTTGCCTGAAGTTGAAGAATCAAAAGTTAACGTAACTTGATTATTCGAATCATATTGAACATCGCATATAATTAAAGTTCCCGCAGAATCTACTACAGAGACTGCAGGATTTTTATTTAAATTGTGTGTTATAATCCAACTATTGCTAGGACTATTTTGGTCATGCACATAATTTTTATCAAAACCTGTACTAATAACAGTTCCTACATTAACAACTTTTACAGTCTCTTCTGTTAGAGAAACGGTAAAGTTTGTTTCTTGTACAGAAACTTTATTCCCAGAAGCCTGAGTAACTTTTACAATATTGTTGCTCATTGTGTTACTTGGCTAGAAATTTTTACACGTCCCTCTAAAATTCTTTCTACATAGCTATTTTGATACTCTATCTCAATGTCATAGACGCCTTGTCTAAAATCTATAGATTCTGTTTGAGTAGCTGTTATTGTTATAGTAAATTCTCCAGTGTTTCCTGTAAATACTATTCCACTACTAGGAGTGCTTAGAGAAACAGCAGCTTCGGCAGAAGAATAGTTGTCTCTTATCTGCATTCTAACAGAAGAACCACTTAAATCTATAGGAGTATCAGTGCTATCTTTATACGTAATAGTACGTGTAAAAGTAGCACCTGCTTCTATTTCCATATTGTATTTACCAGCACTCATATATTAGAGAATATATTATGTCTTACACCTTTATCTTTTGTAACTAAGTACGCACACATGCCTCGCACAGATTTATAACCATTATGATGGTGCCATCTATCTGTACCGCTCAAAGAGGGCATTTGATAGACTTTTGTTTTTTGAAGTTCTACAACCTTTTCAAAATGCAAGTGACCTGTAAACCAAACTTTATGTGTATTAGGTCCGAACGTTAATCCTGACTCGTTTACCATAAGACCTGGTAGGTTACTCATCTTAGGTCCGTCTCCATGCGTAAAGCCCATTACAGTGTTACCGTATTGAACATACTGACGCATTTTTAAATTAGACGTAACTTCAACATCATTAGCTTCTCTGTAGTACCCTTGCAAAAAGAGTAATAACGAGTTACTAAGAACTCTATCATGGTTACCTGCTGCCATAGGAACTTCTACTGCAGCAATCTGTCTTAACATGTCAATGAACTTAATCATTAGGTAGCTGCCTTCAAACATAATTTGAACGAGCGTACCGTCACAATCTTGCGGGGTTCCATTAGTAGTGGTTCCTCGGACTGTGTCAAAATGAAAATAATCGCTGCCTATAGGCACGATAAATTTCTCAATAGGGTAATGGTTAATCTCTGCTAACAAATCCTCTGTGTGCTTAAGTAAAAGCTCTTCAGCGATTTGTCTGTTGTAGGTGTCTCCTACTTCTTTATCCCATCCATACTTACCAAAATGCAAATCAAATGGAGATATTACACAAGCGTATTCACCTTCTTTGTTCTCAAAGTTAATTTGAGGAGTAGCTTTTAGCGCTTCTTTGTGTCTCTCGAAATGATCTGTAAAAGGATTAAGTACCCCTAGTTTAAGTTCTTGCCATTTACGTGCATCTTTCTCTAACTGCTGAAGTTTTTGTTTTTCAAACTTCTGTTCTAAAGCAAACTTTTTGCCTTGTACAAGTTCGGTCATCAAATCTTCTTCATTGCGAGTAACCATTTCCTCATCGGTAAATGGTTCACTGTCATGAGTCCAAGATAGGATGCGACGTATTTTATCAAATAAAGAACGCGATAGCTTAAAGGCTCTACATATTTGGTTAATAGAATTAGGGCTACCATCCCAATTACTATACCTTCTTTTTAACTCTCTTACTTTGTCTCCCCCAAAAGATAAAGGCTTGTTATATCCAGGTATAAAGAAGATGTACAAATCTTTATCCGCTTGGTACACATAACTTTTATCGTATTCTAAATCTCTTACAACAGGTTCTGGAGTCTCTTCAACATCCTCCTGTGCTCTGCATTTATTAATATGTCTACGTACTGTATTAAACGAGACGGCAATATCCGTCTCTTCTAAAATCTTTGCCGCTAATTTTCTTACTGATATTGTCTGATTGTCTCTACAATACTTTTGAATTACTTTTTTTATGTCCATGCTTAGGTATTTAATTACCCCTACAATATAACTAATTTTTGTAACTTATTAATTATCTATGAGTTACGCTCAAGGTACTCTAATCGAGCTCTTAAGTACATTAGCTTATTTTCTAATTCTTGCGTGCATAGGTCATAATTTAAACGCGTAGTAAGTGTTGTACTAAGCGTTCTAATTGTAGACTCTACATCTGCTTGTTCAGCTGCAGGAGTTAAATAATTTAATTTTTTATATACCTTAGCCATTAACAACCACAATCACAATTACAAAAATTTCCTTCACATAAATGCTCTAGGGCTGTAAGCTTATTAGTTAAATCTGCCGAAGCAGCATATTTAAAATCTAGCTTTGCACCTTCTTTGACTGCAAGTAGTTTTTCGACAAGTCTTTTTGTTTCTGTACCGCTGCAAGAATCACAGCAGGTTTTAAACATATAGCCGTCAATCTTGGTATATAAACAGTCATCGATTGTAGTAAAGAGTAAAAAGTTCTTATTTAAATATTCTGTGTCAGTTGTATACCCAACCTTATAACTTCCTGGAGGAAACTTAGTCCACGGTAAAGTATTTAGAGTGTCAGAACCTTTAGCAAAGGTTGCGGCTGAAGCATTAAGCTCAGTAATTGTAAAATCAACTTCTGCGCCTGGATCAGACTCATTAAATCCAGATAAAGCTGCAAGATCATTAATCGTAATAACTACGCTATCAGGAGTTGTAATAACTAGTGATGCACCTGAAGCAGGGTCAGGATAAGGTGCTGTAAATTTTACAGTAGTAGAAGGATTAATGTCGAAAGTAAAGAATGCAGCCATGATTAGATTTTAGATGAAGAATTAGGAGGGGCTAAATGCCCCCCCCTTATATTCTAAATTTTTATCCTTTCCAAGTAGATAGTTCTGTAGCCAACGGAGCACTACCACCATTAGAGATAGCAGCATCATTGCTATCTACAGCAAAGATCAATTTAATTAATTCACCTTTTTGTGCAGACATACCGTCTTTAGATCCCGCTTTAGCAACTGCTTCTACAATTACAAGATCGTAGTTTGTAGCAGATGCAACTGGAGAAGTTGGACGCTTAACTGGGAAACCTACGCGGTTAGTGATACCATCGTATCCAGCGTATAGATCGTACAATCTAGTTACGTCAGTAGCTTCACCTGTAGAAGGAACCATTGCAGTAGTGTAAGCAATTACAGAACCTGCAGCACCTGCCAAACGGAAAGAACCGTTAATAGGAGCAGTAACAGTAATTACTTCGCCAGAAGCAGAAGCAGAAAATCCAGCAAATTCGCTAGAAGCTTTTGCAAACTCAGCAGTCATAAGAGCAACGATTGCAGCAGCATTTGCGCCTTCGAAGTTCTTAATAGGAAGGTTCATAGTACCTAGAGTAGTGTTAATGATTTTAACGTACTCTGTAACACCAGAAGCTACACCTGATAAATCAATAGTAGATACTTGTGCAGTACCTGCATTGTAGTCGTAAGAAGTAACACGAACCACTTCAGCTGCGTCTAGATCTACAGAACGCTTACCGTTTGCGATGAAGTTTACTTCTTTATCACCAGCAGTAATGCCAGTGTAAGCTGCATCTGCAGCACCTGCGATACCAACCTTTAGGTCAGCAGCAGCATTAATAACAAAAACTTGTGTTGCCATTTTAAAAAATATTTATAGAATTAGTAAAATCTAATTAGTCTGATTGCGACTCTTCGATACTGTTACCTTGGTAACGTGGTGATTCTATAACTTCTAAAATGTGCTTGACTGTCATATCCACAATCTCATGGTGGGTATGTTCTGCTAATTCGCAATCTTGACTCAAAGATAAGCTAATATTTTCGGGCTTCCGAATGTAGTCAAGCTCTACACCTTTTAATATAAACTTTTCTGTCTGAAACACTGTGATATCTTCTAGTGTAAGAGACGCTACAGGTGTAGTAGCTAATGACTTTGCAAACGGATTGCGAAGCATTTCATATAACTTATCTTGCTCCACTACTCTTGCGGGCACCTTCTTAAGGACCGTACTATCGCAATGAGAGGGAGTTAATCTAGCGCGTAAATTGACTAAGTAGAGGTAATCTATTGGTAGATCATAGCGCTGATATTCTGCCGAAGCATTACCAACATTTGTATCTACAAAGTCAATCTCAATAATACTACGAATATCATCGAGACGTTTTTGGTTTAAAGAGAAGCCTAACCTTTTAGGATCGGATGTTTTAAACACTCTATCTTTTATAAAGCGCTCTTGCATCTTGTTTAAGAAGAAATCTAGTTCTTCTTCTAAAAAGGTGTCGTAGACAAAGGACCCCACTTTCTGGAGCCCTTGATCTACAGCATAATGCATCTCTTGTACGGTCATTATTCAGCGTATTGTTGTACCCTAGCTTTTAGGGTAGTGAGAGTCGAACTATTCTTTTTATCCTTCAGGAACAGTATAGCTTCTTCCATAGTATCACCAAGCTTTTCATCACCTAACAACAGAGAGTTTCCGATCTTGCGTACTACTTCTGCAGTAATACACTCTTCTATAAACGCTTGCAACTCAAGGTTCTTGCTTGTAACAATCTCGTAGAAATTGAGAGGATTCTCTTCTACCATTTGCTCCAAGAATAGTTCTTTAGTCTTAGCATCCATTTTACTTGGATTTTCTAAATGCAGACGGATAACCATATCCATCTTCTTCTCGTTGTCAGTAAGCTTAATAAATTCTTTGTATGCTTTCTTTCTGTACTCTAGTTCATTGAAATCTTCTTCAAGTTCTAGAGCTTCATCGTATACATAGTACTTAAAGCTACGGTTTGTGCTCAATGATCCTTCATCTCCTGCGACATGAGGATGACCGATTACAAACTTGTATTTAACATAATCCATCACGTTTAGAGGTTCACCACTCTCATCTGCGCCAGCTTCTAGCTGCACGCCTTCGAGAGGCACCTCAATAGTCATATTCCGAAAATAACGCTTTGCTTCTTTTCCAAATGCGGGGTCATTTGGGTCCACACCTAAAATGTATGGTAAAAACTTTTTTTGCTCTGGGAAGGTCAGACCTGTATAAATATCGCCAGTCTTAGTAAATACGCTGCCTATGCGACGTTTACTCTCTGCATATACGTGATCAGGAAGGTTAGTAGTATTTTCTCTACGCTTAATTGTAATTATTCTAGATGCCATCTTCTGGGGGTTTACTATATTAAATTGGAGTTTCAGGGGAGCGCCTAAGCAAACTCCCCCTCAAACCCCTAATTATTATGAACGCACACACTCTAAGTGTAAACAGTTCGTAGCACGACGGATGCTGATACCTGACTCTTTCATAAAGTGTACAGATGCACCATCTACGTCATTCGCACGAAGCGCGTTACCTTGGAATCCTGGAGGCACAGAAGCACCTGCAACAGCCCAACGAACAAGCTCACGTCCCTTACGGGTTACCATAGCAACGTTTTGCTCACCATCGTAAGAGCTCATATCCAAGAAGATCATACGGTATGATTCCATTGGAAGACCTGTTACTGGGTGTTTGTCAGAGTTCAACGCACGAGCACCGTGGTCAAACAAAGGCAAGTGACGTACAGTAATCACGTGACCATCGATGTGCTTGTAGCTAGTGAAGAATCCACCTAACTGCAAGTTAGCACCAGAGCCTGTGATGAAGCTCGAAGGATCAGTGTTCTTGATGTAAGAACCACTAGAAATTTCGTCTTTCATAGCTTTGTCAAACTCTTCTAGACCACCCAAACCAGTGAACAATACGATGTTCATTTGAGCAGCGTCAGAAGCGCCGTAGAGAGCGTCACGAACAACGTTCTTCAACTTAGTAGCAGTCAACTCAGAGTAAGTATCTACGTTAGGAATCTGCTCGATAACACCAGAACCCAATGGAATTGGTTTGCCGTTGTCATCTTTCAAGTGAATAACACCATCAGTGTCGCGGTTGTACTTAGAGTACCAAAGAGCGTATTCAGCTTCTTCTTTCCAGCGTAGCATGTGCTGGTACTCTTCAAAATCGTACCACAACTTAGTTGTGCGACCACCTACAGTCAACTCTACGTTAACTACACGGTCAGGCATGTTACCTTCGTAACGGTATGACTTACGAATCAAAGAGATCTGGTTGCGCATTTTAGAAGGCGCTACCCAGTTGCTCTCGTTACCACGAGATCCAGAGAATGCAGTAGGTGCAAACAACTGTACGAATTGCTTACCTGCAACATCTCCAGCACCAACTGCTTCAGAAGAATCAGATGTAACCAATTGTAAAGTGTACTGCCATCCACCTGCAGTTTCGATTGGATCTTCCATTACACGCATTTGAACACCCGCTGGGTTTTCAATGATGTACTGCTTAACGAACCAACGCTCTGCAAAAGTTACCTTGAAACGAGAGTGAGAAACACCAGTACCTGCATCTAGAGATACTGCCATAACGCTCTTGTTCAAGCGACCCATTACTGGGTAATCGTACTCAATGTCGTTAATGTACTTGACATTGTTCAATCCTTCAGTTAAGAAAGATAAAGGGAAACGCTTGTCTTCCTGACCCGCTAGGTGAGTCAATACTGGAGACAATTTATCAGGCTCAGTCAACAAAGCGTTTGCCAACGAGTTCTCGTCGGTCATACCCTCTGCATTGAAAGTGTCCTGATACAGGCGTAATTTTTTCAAATTATCAGCTGCCATGATTTAAGTATTAAAAATTAAGTTATTAAAGTAAATCTTTTAGGTCCGGTAGTTTTTGTGCTTTCGTGTAACCCGGTTTGCTGTTTTTCATTCTGCTATTACTAGATGTTCCTTTTGATAGTTTACTACGCAAGGAACGTGCCTGTTGTGTTGTATTGTTATTCGCAATTAGCTTAGATAAGTCAAAGCCTTTATATACGATATACTCTAGTGCAAGTAATGTTTCTTGATCTAGATTAGCACGGTCTACAGATCTCTGTGAGTTACCTTGCTGATCGATAGGACTTGCCATCCAATCAAAGAAACGTTTCTTATCTCTCTCTGGTACTGTAAGACCTTTAAGAGAACCTTGTTGAACAAGACCATTAATCTCTGTCCACATTCTTTCGTTCTCCTGTGCCTGTGTTTGTGCTTCTTGCTGCTGACGCTCAATAAGAGTTTTCTTATCCTGAGCTTGTTTTGTTTGTAGGCGAGTCAAAGCTTTTTTAGCGTGACGCTCTAAAATGCCTGCATCTTCATAGTCTTCCAAAGTTTCTTTAATCTCTGATTGATCAAAACCTTGTCCTTCTAGATATGCTCCTACAATTTGCTTTTGAGTAACAACATCTCCTTCGCTAACTTCCATTGCACTAAAGTCGCGCTCTGGTGCTGCAGTTTGGAAATACTGCTTAGGATCTCCTCCGTTTGCTCTGTAGTTAAGATATTCCTGTACATCTGGGAAAGCACTAAATACATTTTGCATTTGTTCTTGTGCCATCTTATCTGCTGTAGCTTTAGTAAAGTCTAACAAGCCATCAATGCTTTCGTCAAACTCTCCGTCTAGCTCGTAACCAAGTTTTGCTTGCAGCTCATTGATTATAGACTCTTCTTCTGTAGCCTCTGCAGACTGTTCTTTTGATACAGGTTCTTCTACTTGATCTTCCGCTTGTTCTTCTTGCGGCTCCTCTACAGGTTGTTCTTCCTCTTGAGGTTCGTCTTGTGTTTCTTCTACTGCTTCAGTAGTTTCTTCCACTTGTGGTTCTGGTGTAGGACCGTTATCGTTAAAGATATCGTTTACACTGACCTTGCTTAAATCTAACTTTTCTGCGCTCATTGCTGTAAAATTAAGTAATTATAAGGGGTTAATACATTCTGTTAAAAAGCCTTTTAATATAAACTTTTTATATGTTTTAGTCTTTCTTATCTATTTTCTTCTCCTCAATATCGAGCTTTCTAGTTTGTAGTCGCTCGTTTGATTCGATGCGCTGACGTTCCATTTCCACACGCTGTACGTCCATGTAATCTGGGATGCCATTGTTATTTAAATCCTGATCAGTTTGTCTACCTGCTATTTTCATAGCTTCAACGTCTAGCTTGTTTTGTCTATCGGCTTGTTTTTCGGCAGAATCAAAGATTCGCTGCTCTTCTTGAGCTTGCTGCTGCATTTGCATTTGCTGCATTTGCATTTCTTGTTCAGCTTGTTTGGCTTGTTGCTCAAGTTGCTGCTGCTTAGTTTCTGCCTCTTTAACGAGGCGTTTAATGTTAGAGAAATTATCAGTGTCGAGAATCTCAGCGACTGTAGACGGTTGTGAACCATTTTGGGCAAAGGATAATGCAAGTGACTTAAAGGTTTCGAGTTTAGTGTTTTCTTTGCTAGAATTCTTAGCAAACACCGCATACTCCGCTTCAGCGAACTCCTGACCGTCAATGTCTAATAACTCATTACGGTAATCAGATGTGATGTAAGATGACTTCTTACCACCTCTCCAAGCAAACTTAGAGCAGTCTAGAAGACCCTGCATTTCTTTTTCTTCGTATTTTTCAAACTTACGGAACAGTTCTTCCGTCATTACAGACGACTGGAATACAGCACGCTCTGTAGCACCAGAACCGTCAGAAGCCATTACCTGTCCTTTACGTTGACGAGTAATACCTACTAGATCTTCCCACTCTTGCTTAATAGCTTGTAGTAGTTGGAACTGTGCGTTAATATATTGTGATAGCGACATATCAAGAACCTGGTATTGGTTAAATGATACACGCTCGTTGTTCTTGCCTTCTGCAGTAGAATCAATGAATGCAAAACCCATTGCATCTGCATAGTACATAAACTTT